GCTGGTGTATATCCAAACACACCTGTTGTTGAAGGTCTATACATACTAGATTGTTTTAGTTTATCACTTAAAGCTGCCATGCCTCTAAGAGGAGAAAATTGTTGTAGAAATTCAAATAATTTAGCAATACCTGATTTTTGTTTTACTTCATCTTGTTCATCTTCATTGGCTGATTCTAAAAATCGAAAATTTGTTCCTGTATCACTTGGTGTATTTTGAGTAAAGCCTTGTTGAACATCTTCTGGACTTCCAAAAGGAACTGCTGCTGTTGATGCAGTGATGCCTGTTGCCTGTAAAGGAAAAATGCTTTGAAATCTTCTTGGATCAGGAGGTAAGAAACCTCCAGCCATAGTCTCTTCTAAATTCATAGGTACACCTATATTTCTAGGTCCTTCATTAATTTGATCTACAAGATCTAATTGACTTGTTTCATAAGCAGGTACCATGATACCTTGCGCCTGGTTTACAGGTACAGTTGAAATTGTTCCATCAGGGTTTGCTATAATTTTATATTCCACTATCTTCTACCATCTGGTTGTGCATCTAATCTAAGTGTGCCATATCTCCATGACTCACCTACTGCAGTATTTTCTATTTGAACAGAGACTAATCTACCTCTTGCTCTAGTATCTACTTTATCAGTAGAAGTAGTTATTGTAAAGGGTCCAAGAGGTGAGCTAACTGCTACATCATCTGGATAGCTACTTACAAATAAAGTCACTTGAGCGTTACCTGTTTGGTATTTAAAATCAGGTATAAATCGTTTAACAGACATAAAGAATTCTCCATCACCTCTATAATCTGCAACTCCGGTTTGTACTCCTAAACCACTTGTTCTTGAGGTAATATCCCAATCTCCAGATCTAATAAATGCATCAATAGAAGTGGTGCCTGAGCTGTTGACTTGATCAGTTCCTACTTCATGGGCATAGTAAATACTAGCTCCATATAAATTTGTAATACCTAATATATCTGGAAATACAGGTGTTTCAGTTTTATTATATTCTGTTGCATAAGGCTCGTTAAATACCCCTTGATCTTGATATGTAGTTCTAGCTAATGATGAAGTGGTCCAAACATTTTCTGAGTAATTATATGTTACACATCTATCAACTTGAGTAGATCCATCTTTTGGATAGAACCAATTTATTTCTGTGTATAAAGTATTAGGTGAAGAATAGATAACATCTCTTGAGTTTAAGTTAATTCCTAAGTTATCTCCGTCTGTACTAAATATAAAATCTTCTACAAGTGATGGCAATGATTTAACTGTACCATCATATACAAAAAATCCACCTTCAGCTGACATCCACCATACAGCACCATTTGCATAAGACATAGCATGTTGACCAATGCATCCACAGTTAGTTCCTACCTGTCTAACAGAAAAAGTAAAAGGTGGACCAACAAATTGAATTACATAAGCTGCAACATCTGTTGATACAAAAATATAATCTTTACCTTGTATAGCTGCTCTAATTTCATTACCGCTGTCTAATCTAAAAGTACCTGCTGTGTTAGTTGCTGTTGGTGCATATGTATTTAAATCTTCTTGATTTGAAAATCTTACGAACATAGGGTCTTGTGTTGTAGGATCACCAATAGTTGTTTCTGTTCCAAGATGAAACAAATGTCTATCTCTATCTGATACAATAGAAATTCTTGTAGCTGTTGGATTGTTTGTCGTGTTAAAATTGGTTGTTGATTGTGAAGCTCTATTACCTCTAGGTGTTCCAGCTCCAGCGTCCCAAGTAAAAGTTTTACCATTAAATACAGTTGCAACTAATACTTCACCAAAGTTATCTAGGCTCCAGTTTCCTGGATCCAGAATCACATTACTAGTTGCACTCTCAGTTCCCCATGTGCTAGATCCCCATAAGTCCGTACCCCAACCATAACCTACAGTTTGAAACGTTGGTCCTACTTCAACATAAGGATTAACAGTTGCAGCACCAGCTGCTGTCATACCTGAACCTCCTTCATTCCTAGAAGCTTGTATTGTAAATTTGTCTATATCAGGGACAGTTATTATTTCATAAACTTGTTGTAATTCTGCAGGTGTGTAGTCTGAAGCACCTGTAACAGTCACACCAGATAACGTCACATATCTTCCTTTAGATAAACCATGAGATCCTTTATTGATAGTCACAGTATTTGAACCATTAACAGTTGTTATAGTACATCCTGTAATAGCTGTATCTAAAGGTGTAATATCAAAAAAATCATTACCATAATATAAAAACAAACCTTGTGATGTTCCTATAGCTGTATATTTTTCACCTGCAAAAGAAGTAAAAGCGTGTTGTTTTCTGGCTGCCCCTGGTAATGTTAGTGATGCAGCAGTTAGTTGATTCCAACCACCTATCTTTTCAGGTAATCCATATCTGAATCTAACAAAATCTCCATCTGTCCATTGCCCTTCGGCTCCAGATTCTGTGTCTTGTTTATTAAAACCAGGCTTGAAATTTAATTTTTGCAGCATATAGTAGCTTATATATTAGTTTTATAGAGAATGAAAGATAGAAAATGAAGAGTTTTGATCCCTTTTTTAAACAAAATTTATTTTATAAATATAAATTAAAAATTTCACAAGATGAAATCAATCAAATAATCTTAATTTTAAAAAATATTAATTTTAAAAATGATTTACAGTCTTCAACATATTCTCATTTAAATATTCTAAATTTCCCTGTTCTTAAAAATTTAAGACAACAAATAGTAGATATCTTAGATAATCATAGTTTGTATTTAAAAAACAATTGGGCGCAGAATTATAATAAAGATGATGAACATGTAGTGCATACACATCCACACTCAAGTTTTTCTGGTATTATTTATTTAACTTCCGAAGGTAGTCCAACAATATTTTATAACAAAGATTTTGAAACTTATAAAAATAAGGTAGAAAAAAATACTTTAATACTGTTTCCCTCTTGGATACCTCATGAAGTAAAGCCTTTGACAAAAAATGAAGAAAGGTTAATAATATCATTTAACACGGAAAAGAAATAATGAATCATTTAGATACAATTGTAGAAATTAAAAATGTTGTCCCACCACATTTTATAAATAAAGTTATACCTTTAATAAATTATAAATCTAAAAAAAATCTTACAGTTAGAGGAGGAATGAACAAAAATATAAGAAATGTAAAAGGTTACAGTTTAGATTTTGCAACACCTACTAATTTATTTTATTGGAATTTTATTAAAAATGAAATTCAAAGACTATATTCTTTTTATATATCTAAATTTCCTAAGTTGCAGACGGATAGAATTAGTCAAATAGATTTACTTAAATATAATTCCGGAGGAAAATATGAAGTTCATACTGATCATTATTCTCATACAACTAGACATTTAAGTATTATTATAAATTTAAATGATAATTATGAAGGCGGAGATTTAATTTTTACTGATCAAAAAGAAAAAGAAATAAAAAGATTAAAACTAAACAAAGGTTCAATAGTTTTTTTTCCAAGTAATTTTATGTATCCACATAGTATTCAACCCATTACGAAAGGAACAAGGTATAGTATTGTTGCATGGCTGCAGTAAAATATAAATTAATAAAAAATTTTTTTAGTAAAGAAGAATTAAAAATTTACACAAAATATTGTTACAATAAGATAGACGGTAATAAAGACTATACTATAGACCCTCAATCTTTTTCACCTGCTTGGTACAATGACCCTTTAATGAATAGTATATTAGATGTAAAATTACCAATAGTAGAATTTGAATCTAAATTAAAATTGTTTCCAACTTATGCTTATTGGAGATATTATGTTTTAGGTGCTACGCTATCTAAGCACCTAGATAGACCTGCCTGTGAAATTTCAGTAACAGCATGTATAAAAAAATATGACAAATGGCCTTTGCTAATTGAAAAAGATTCATTTGAATTAAATGAAGGAGACGCTCTTTTGTATTCTGGTTGTGATCAAAAACACGGAAGACCAGGTACATATAAAGGAGAAGGAATGGCACAAGTATTTTTACATTATGTAAATAAAGATGGACCTTATACAAATCACGCTTATGATCAACAAGAAAAAAATAAATAAGAAAGTAAAACATGCAAGAAGAATTTAATATTAATATAAAAGATAATTTTATAGAAGAGAAATTGTATAAATCTATTTATGACAAAGTTCTTCATTTACCTTACAAACCAAATGTTGGTTCAAGATATTATTTTCATGGAGCACCAGTTGAAAAAGATGTAGCTAATTATGTTAGAGAAGAATGTGAAAAATTATCTGGTAAAAAATTTATAGAAAAATATACCTCATATGGTATGGTAACTGGAATTGATCCCATAGTTCATTGTGATTATGATGAAGAAATATGTACACATCAAGTGCTTGTTTATATAAGAGGAGACGAAGGTTTACACAGAGGAACAGGTTTTTATGTAAATAATAATGGCACCCAGGAGTTAAATACTCATGTTGGATTTAGACAAAACAGAGCAATTTTTTTTGACTCCAAAAATTATCATAGTCCATTAATTTGGAGTGATGATAATAAAAGTAAAAGATTTTCAATTCTTGCTCAATTTAAGGAGATAAAATAAATGAATGAAAAAACTGTAAATATAAACAATTTTGTTGGAGTATATGATAACTACATCACTGAAGAAGAATGTAACAAAGCTATTAAATTATATGAAGATCAAAATAAATTTAATAATACTATTAATAGAATAGGCTTTGAAAAAGCATCTATATTACAAAAACAAGATCAACAATATTTTGCAGCACCTAATAATATTGATGTTTGGTGGGAATCTTTAAAATCTATGATGGTAAATTTTGAGTTAGCTTGGAATCATTATTGTGAAAATGTAGGAGCTAAAGATGCTTACGGAGTTCCTTTTCATTTTACAGATATGAAAATACAAAAAACTTTACCTACAGAAGGTTATCATGTTTGGCATATAGAACATGGTAAGGGATTTGGAAATGAGGCACGTGCTTTTGTTTTTTCTATTTATCTAAATGATGTGGAAGAAGGTGGAGAAACAGAGTTTTTACATTTTTCAAAAAGAGTAAAACCTAAAAAAGGTAGAATAGTTATTTGGCCTGCTGGATTTCCATATGTTCATAGAGGTAATCCTCCTTTATCTGGTGAAAAATATATTCTAACTTCTTGGATGAATTTAAGATAATTACGAAGAGTAAGAAGTAGGTCTTGAACCTTTTTCTGATTCATCTCTATCGTCTGCGTCCCAATTAGATTGTAATTGAGTTAAGTGAGCTGAATCCCATCTAGAAGAAAATTGACTTATATCTCCTAAGTTTGCTTCTGCATAACTACAATGAGGAGTTTCGTCTCTATGCTCTACTTCATCAGAAGAATTAGAAGTACCATATTGAATAGCCCAAATGTTTGAAAACTTACCTTGTGACCAAAAAGAATCATCATTAATTTTATACCCAATACCTTCAGAAGCACCCTCTGCATGATTTTTAATTACCATCTTGTCTTCAAATATTATTGTCCAATTTCCTTTACTTGCCATTTTTTCTCCTAAGTTTTAATAATATAAATTAATGCTATATACGGTTGAACAACTGAAGTTGCACTACCTGAAAAATTTGCACTCATGTTATGTGAGTGACCACCACCTGAACCTTGGCCACCAGTGTTTCCCCCTGATGGGTTAACAAATCTAATACCTGGTGAGTTTGGAGAGCCAGTACCTGAGTCAGCCAAATTACCAATAGGCATAGGGTGACTGTGATTGGCAAGTTGTGGTGTTGATAAACTTGCATTCGCAGTTGAACCACCAACGTTTCCAGATGATGCTACAGTGTTTGCTCCACCAGTTGAAGCTAAGGCTTTGTTAGGAGATTTTCCAATTGCTACATTGTCAGCTAAATTAGGTACATTAAAAGTAGATGCACCATCTCCAGATCCATAAGTCGTACTTACGATTGCAAATAAATCTGCATAAGTTGATCTTGAAACTGCTTGACCATTACATTCTAAAAAACCTGTTGGCACTGAAGCAGAAGACCACGGCACAATAGTTGCTGTAGGAATTCCTTCGATACCTGTAAGGTTTGCTCCAGAAAAATCGTATTTTGTTGCTTCGTAATTTGACATATTATTTCTCCGTGTAAGTCCATCCTGTTGTAGCGTCTCCAGAAAAAACTAATTTAAAAGCTGCACCTTGTGTATTAACTACAAGATCGGATGCTGCATTAGCTATATTAGAAGAGTTTCTACCAACAGTCAATGCGTTAGTATTGAAATCATAACCTTGGTCTACAAAATGTACTTCATCTCCTGTAGCCGGTGATGCTGGAAGCGTAATTGTTACTGCTCCACCATTTGTGTTTACTAAAAGTTGAGCACCTGCTTGAATTGTTTCTGCTGCAGAA